ACGACCATAACAAATTGGAACTGGCAACCCTTGCTGCACAGTATTTGTAACTCCTGAAAATGTAAATGACTCAAATCGCGCTGCTTCTTTACCACGTTCTGAACTTGAATACGATTGTTGTGGTGAAATTAACTGAGCAATACCTCCAAGAACAAGTGATACACCAATGCCACCAATAATACTTGCTGCCGTTCCTCCCAAGATAAATCCAGAAAATGCAGTCGTAGCTGTTGCTGCCGTACCAAAAGCAGAAGCTCCAAGACCTAGAAATCCACCAGCCGCTGGGCCTGCAATAATTGCCAATGCAATCAAACCAATACCAATACCAATCATTGCGCCAGTTCGCCCAGCACCAGCAATCATCGGCGTAATGCTGAAAACTTCACGATCACTCCACGGCATAACCAATGGCGATAGATCATCTGCTGCAATTTTTTCCTTGCCAATGCTGACCCGATAAGAAACGCCATCCTGCTCGCTATCCAGCAACCACTTATCCAAACCAGGAAAATTCACGCACAATGCCTTGATTGCCTGCGCTGGTGTATCGGCTTCAAATTGGAAACGGCATTGCCCCAAATACTTACGTAGGGCGCCGTAGACCTTAACGACTTTCATGCCGTAGGACCAGCGCAGTACTTTTTACATAATAAGACCCCAGCACATCCCTGCTGCTAAGTCGGCCTTGGATGTGGTGCAAGATCTGCTGGTCGCCAATGTAGATGGCTGCGTGGTTGGGTAATCTGGAATCCAGTTGCATCAGCAGCATATCGCCGTATTGCAACTCATCAAACGGCACTTTATGGAACCCTTCTCGATGAAAATTGTCTAGGTATAGGTTTTCACCTCGTTCCCAAAACTTATCGCGGCGCTGGTAGTCACTGAGTTTGAGGCCAAATTCCTTGCCGTACCAGTCTTGACACAAGCTATAGCAGTCCACAATTCCAAACGAAAACTCCCGGCCTACATACGGCAACTCATAGGCTTCAGGCCATGTGGTGCTCCAGCCATGCGTTTTGGGATTGACAATGATCCAGGGCAAGCCTGATTTTTGACAGGCCACGCGATCTGCCTGGCTGGGATTTGGATTGGTAGCTGGGTGGCTATGAACGATGGCCAAGATCTCACCAAGGTCCTCAACTGCTGCGTAATCTTCGCCACTAAGCACAAAATGCTCGTCGGGTGTATCAGCCAAGTTGGCGCATGGAAAGTAACGTTTGCGGCCTTTGACAATGGCAATCAAACCACAGCACTCGCGGGGATCCTCTGCTTGTGCATGGGCCATAATTTCAGTTTGTAATGTCTTGCTTAGTTTCATTTAGACAAACCTGCCCCTGGAAAACTTCCGAATGGCAATGCCGCATCCGGTGATCTAAACGTATATTTTGCGTTTGACGTAAATGTATAGGTTGCAGAAGACGGAGATGCTGGAAGGAAATACAGTTGAACGCTTAGCTCATCGTTGCCTAAATTACCGTACAGATTTAATTTGATGTAGCTGGATCCAATACTTAGAATTGTTGTATCAATTCCGTTGCTGCCAAAAACGCGCATTCCAACGGTAAGACTTGTTGTTGTAATGTTGATTTGTTGATTGGTCAACCTGTATCTAGCTATCCCAAATCTTCCCAAGTTATAAGTTTCTACCGTGGGAGCATACGTTCCACTGCGGGCAATGGTATAGGGTCTATTGCTTATAGTTATTGTTGTTCCCGAAATCCCAGTAACAGTTGTATTTGCTGGAATATACGTGCCTGATGCGGATTGCCCAACAGAAATTCCAGTGTTGCTTGAGACAACGATGGCAGCTGAACTTGCAGAAACTGTACCAGTCTTTGTTGATAATGTTGTCATCGTGGCGGCTTGGCTTAAAGTTAATGTTGTTGCATCTACAATTCCGCTAATTGTTGTGCCGGATGGAACACCGAGTCCAGATACAGCTTGGCCAGTATTCAAATTAAAATAAGATGCAACTGTCATTGCTGTGCTTCCGTTGGTCACACTGCCTTCCAACGTAAATGGCGTGAATCGTACATTGCAACTGCTCAATCTTTTGCCACATACATCGCTACCACTGGATGTAACCTTGTTGTCATTTATGTCGTAGTAATCGGTCCCGGTGTATCCGCACTCGCCACCGCGATAAACCCACTGGCATACATTTGCAACGATCTGACGCCGGGGCAACATCACGCCAACAAGATCAAATTTGCTAGCCAGCTCAAACTCAACAACGGCGCGATTTTCATTTGATTTGCGATCTACATACCAAATCTCATCTGGGAATTTGGCGTGAGGATCTGCACCCGTTTCACCATCCAGATATTTCTTCAGCGTGCGAATGCGAACAACCTTGGCACCACCAAGATCATTGCCTGCGGTAATCAGATTGACCTGAAGCAGTAATGCCGTAATGCTGCTACCAATGTTGCTGACGGCCAACTTGGGACGCGGCAAGCTGCCGCTGCTGCTGTAGTCAAAGCCAGTGGCTTCAAGTGGTAAGCGCACATAAGACTGGCCATTCCAGGCCACGTTGCCGGTCACAGCAGCATTTACGCCATTGTGAAAGTAGAAAATATCTGCGCTGCCATGCAGCGTCGCATCAAGGTGCAATTGGAATAACTCAATGATGGCGTTGGGTGCCAGCACGCTGAGATCTTCGTAGACCGCGCTAATTGCCGTCCAAGTGACGCTGCCATCAACTGTGGTACTATCAATCAGCGTTGGCCATGCTGGCTGGGTGCTACCAGATGTGCCCGCTGTGGTGCATTGAAATACCAAGCCAAAATCCTGCACCGTCGTGGCGCGAACGATGGCACCGATGGCATAGCTGGTAGTAGCGGCCCAGGCTGCGTAAGCCATTAAGGTTCAAATACTTGGCGGAAGGTGGCTGTAATTGTGCAAATATCAGCATATTGAAATTCACGGTCCCAGCTTTCAACCACAAATTTATAAGCTGTTGCCTCATCAATTGGCGTCCAAGTAAAAGATTCCTGCCCACCACGTGCTTCAAAAAATGCCTCAATAGCGTCAGCAACCGAATTGCTTTTGGCACTCCACATAAGATCCCACATTTTGGGACTTTGATTTAAACCAAAAATTGCTCTCATTTCATATCCATCACCATATTGAACTTTTGTAACTTTTGGTTCACTGCGGCGTTTGGCGCCAAAATCTGGCGTTGTTTGTCCCGTAGCGACTCCTACAGTTGCATCATTAAAAACAGCCATTAGCGTCGCGTACCAGAGAGCAGGCCACCAGGGCGCTGTTGTTTGACCAATTCTGCCTGAACAGCAGCTGAAACCGCAACCCCAAGTTGTTTGGCTTGTTGTTGATCGCCTTGGACGTTGGCATTGCCGCTGGCGTCTACGTTGACCACCACGCTGGTGCTGCCACCACCAGAGGCAATTACGCCAAGCTTGCCATTAGCCGCACGTTGAAGCGGCATGATGGCCTCTGGTCCAGCTTCACCCATCAAGCCAGTGCCATTAGCAAAGGGAAAGATAGTTGGCCGGTTGACCACGCCACCCATGGCAAATTTTTGAATGCCATTGCGACGAAAAACATTGCCGTATGCACTAGGAGTAAAGAAACTGGTTGGCATTGATTTATAAAAATCACCACTAATAGCGGGCACTTGCGATGCAGCACTTGAACCCGCAAAACCAATTGCCTGCATAATTGCTTTAAGTACAAATTGCTGAATAATCATTTGTGCGGTTGCTTTAAGAATTCCAGCTGCAAATTCACGGAAATTAGCAGTGCCACTAATTGCAAGGTTAGTAATTGAATCACCAAGAGATTGGAATCCTTGTTGCGCCAAATTACTTGTGGCTTCACGAAGCGTGCCAAGACTGTCAACATATGAGTTTGCACCTTCACGGAATCCAGCGCCAGCATTGGTGGAATCACGCAAAGCAGTTGCATAATTTTGAGCACTTTTAGCCGCTTCGTCAAAACCAGCCGCCACTTCAGACATTTGTTCAAAAACAGCCGTGCCAAATTCATTTTTGGCAAGCTTCATAGTTTCGACTTGCACTTGATCTTGTGCTTTTCTAAATTCGGCTGCTTTTTTAGGATCAACTTCGGCGCCAAGTTTGGTCATGGCGTCAATTCGTTTTTGCAACACGTCCGTAAGACGAGCACGATCTTTTGCAATTCTGTCAGTATTTGCAACATATTGTAAGTAAATTGCGTCTAACGGTTTGGCAACAGCAATGGCGCCTTTGTTTTGAATATCAATAATATATTCTTGTAATTTGCGAACATCAATTGCAAAACCCTTTTGCTGGTCAACAATTTTCTGTTGCCGTGTTTTTTCACGTTTGACAGCAGCCGCAGCAGCCCTGTCTGCCTTGGCGGATCCGCCATCTCCAGTTCCAGTTATACCTAATCCTTTACCAGGCTCACGAAATGGCGTACCCATTGCAGTAAGCATTGTTCTATTAGCTAAAAGTCTGGCTTCCAATGGGACATTCATTGCTTTGGCAAATTTTGCTTTTTGCTCGGCAGACATGCCAGCCTGACCAGTCTTATATCCAGCTAATAATTTTTCATCCGCAGCAATTTGAGCTTTAAGCGAAGCCTTTCTACCGGTAGGGTCTAACTTTAAAAATGCGTTTAATTTGCGGATAGCTGCATCAATAATTTCGGCTACATACGAAAAAGTATTTTGAAAAGCAGCACCAATTGGTTTTAACAATGTACCAATGCTTTCCGACAAATTTGCCATTGTTGTTTTTAAACGATTGCCAGCATTTTCTGGACTACTTGCAATAATTTTTGCAGCTTCTCCATAACGTTCAAACAATGCCTTGGTAAACGTTTGGAAATCAGTAAGCGTAACTTTGCCTTCTTGCAAAGCTTTGTCTAATTCTTGTGGAGTCTTTTTCATTGATTCCGCAAATAATGTAAATGCACCAGGCAAGCGCTCACCAATTTGTCCACGTAATTCTTCAGCACTTACTTTGCCTTTACTAAATACTTGAGATGTTGCAAGCAATGCAGCATCAAGATTTTCAAGGCTGCCACCAGTGCCAAGGATACCAGCAGAAATTCCTTTAAATGCTTGCTCTGCATCTTTTACATTACCGCCAGCTCCAATAACAGAAGCCGACAAACGTGTAAAGTTTTTAAGAACTATGTCTTGTGGAATTGCAAGCTCTTTACTGGTTTGACTGACAAATTTTAATGATTCATTGTAACCTTCTTGTGAACCAATAACTTGACGCAAAGCTGTGCGTTGTTTTTCAAGCTCAGCTGCATAGGTGGCAGTTGCTCCAACTGCTTGGCGAAGCATCCCAACAGTGGCGCCAATCGCGGCACCAGCGGCTGCTCCGGCCGGACCACCAAGACCAAGGCCAACCAAGCCGCCTAATGCGCCTTCAGGGCCGCCAAAGACCCCACCAGCGGCTACGGCGCCAATTCCTCCCGCTATCTTGCCAAGCCCCATACGGCCTGAAGCTGGCTTGGCAGCAGGTTGCGGGCCAATGGGCTGTGCGTATTGAGTGCCAACACCCATAAACGGTCCGTAGCCACCGGCGATCATTGCGCCTGTGCGCGGATCTCTGGCTCCCATTGCGGCACCGCCGTACTCAGCCAACCCCTGCATTTTTTGCGCACGACGCGCATCTCTGGCCGATTGAGCCGATGCATCACGCTGTTGCTGGGCAATCCTGCCTGCATAGTCAGGAGGCGCCACAGGGCCAATAGGTGCTCCGTATTGAGTGCCGCCAGCAATGCCGCCATATGCCCCAGTCAATGGGTTGCGGATCAAGCCGTTGTAGCTGCGTTGTGCAGCAGCAGCAGCATTGGTTGCACGAGCAATTCGGTTGAATCCTTGCGTTACAGCATTTTGTTTGCCTTGCAGTGCCCCAAGCTCACCATCAAGCTGCTTGATCTCAAGCGTCAGCTCATTAAATGTTGTGCTACCAATTTCAGCAGACTGACGTAAGGCGTCTAGGCCAGCGCGATAGTTCTTAAGATTATTGACAGAGCGAAGTGACTCAGCACCCAACTCTTTAAACATTCCACGCAGCTTGCCCAGATCATTGCTAGCAGCTTTTGATTCGGTAGCAAAATTTCTTACCGCAGATCGTGCGCGATTCAATCCTTCCAGGTTTTCAACCTGGGCCCTAATGCGGAGGATTGTCGCTTCGTTGGACATTACTTCCCGTTTTGGCTGTTCATTTGGCTGAGAGCGGCACACTCCATAATTTGGATGCCCTCAAAAATCCTGATAGGATCAGCCACTTCGTACAGTCTACAGATCCATTCCAGCGAACTGTAATTGAGACCCATGGGACCAGCCATGGTTACATTCCACTGGGTTCGCATCCGCAAAAATACGGCAATGATTTCC